TAGTTATTAAGTATTGTTGTTTGCTTTTTTGTTAAAGAATAATTTTTAAACTTTTTTACAGATATTATAGCTATTTCATTACTGGTAGATGTAGCTAAAGGATTATCAGCTTGAGTTAAAGCGATATTATTAAAGACAAAAGTTGAAGGAGTATATCCATTTAAATTATAAATAATAAGGTTCCAAATTTTCCATGATGTTGACATAAGTTGTTGTGTAAAATATATATTTTCTGGTGTAGTAAATTCCTTTATAGGACCATCAGCAACTTCTTCATAATTATTACCACTTGTAAAAGTATCTAAATAAGGTATTAAAATTGCTGGATAATCAAATTTATGTTGTAAAAATAAATTACCATAACTATCAGAATATTCATTAAACCATGAAGAATCACTTCCTCCAATGGTTTCTCTAGTTAAAAGCCATTCATTTCCATTAAAATAATAATACTCAATAACTATAGTGTTATAATAACGTTTTATAATATTTGTATATTTTGTATCATTGTACCCAGAACCACTTTGTATTAATCCATATGTTATTACATCAAATGAATACTGGTCTTCATATTTACCTAAATTAAAGGTTTGATAAATACCTTTAATTTTATCATATAATTTAACTGATTTTATTACTATAGGAACTCTATTATTTAAAATAAATTTTAAATACATTTGACTTTTTAATAAAGGAGTATCTATTTTTACAACACCTTGAATTGAAAGTTTATCTTCTTCATATACAAATTCACGTGTATTAATGTTAAATCCTAATATAAAATCTAATACAATGATACCACAATTCTGTGTAAAACTATTAAATGACGGATGTATTTTTATAGCTAATGATGACTGATAATATTGACAAATTATTCCTAGCCATTTTTTTGGAGCAGTATCACGTATATTGAAAGATATATTTTCTAAATCATTTATTCCAAATCTAGATACAGCACCAAACCAATAAGAAATCGTGTTTGAATAAATACGATTGAGTAAATGACTACTTACACCTAATGAATATACCGAACCATTTATTTTAGCATTTGCAACACCAACGCATTTTAATAAATTATCTTGTGGATCACGTAAAAATAACGGTGAGCCCGAATAACCTTTAGTAAGGGGTAAATCACTTAAAATAGTTGGAGGATGACCTAAAATAAATGTTTCATTAAACGTTCCATAATATGTATGATCCATAATTTTTCCTTCCAAATAAGAAGAATTATCTATCATGCCTGGATTTCCTATAACTGCAATTGTTTGTCCTAAATATTGAGTTAGATCAGCATTAATATTAAGTAAATTTAAAGTTGTTCTAATATTCCATTGTTCTTCTGGAAAAAAAGCAATATTGTAATCTAATGTATCATCATACATAGCAATACATATATCCGCAAATTTATCAAAACCAATAATTCTAAACTGTAATTTAATATTTTTTGTAGGACTATAATAACAGTTAGCATATAGTACATTTTTAGATTCATTTTCAATAATATGATAACATGTAAGTAAAAATACTTGTTTTTTCCCTCCATAGTAATAATAATCAGTTGAATATTCACGTGTTCCTTCTAGCAATATTCCAGTACCATAACTATCTGCTGACATAATACTACATACTGATTGAGTTAATTTAATTATTTCTGAATCTTTGGATAGCATAAAAGGAATATTATCTTGTTGAAATTGACCAAATTTTATGAAATATTTTTTGGTTTCTACATCATTAGTAAGGGTAATATTATATTTATTATTAATTAAACTTCTATAAGCTATTAAATTTATATTATCTAAACATTTTTTAACATTTGGAAAACAAGAAAAAATAGAATAATTATCTAAAAATGTTTGAAGATTTGTTTGTGTTGTATTATCTAAATAAAAATAATTAAAAAATTTACTTGGAATATTTAAAAATCCAATAAATCCTGGAACGTTTTCAGATAAAAATTTTATTCTCATCATAAAATTATAAAAGATGCCTAATTTACTACCATATACATTATAATCACTAGAATACTTTTCAAAATTAAAATTATATTTAGAAATTATTTTATTATCAGGGGTTGTTTCTAAAAACTCACATAAATTTGGTGTTTCAGTAAAAAAATCATAATATACTAAATCAAACTCATTATTCATTAATGTATATGCCTTAATATATGTTGTACGGGCATTAAAATTTTCACCATATAAAGTAAAATTATAATCATCAAAATAATTTTGAATTTCTTCAGTAATTGGTAAAAAATATTTTTGTAATTGTTCTAAAACAGTAAATGGTTTCCAAAAATCAGTTTGATTTTCTATTAAAAAATTGTAAAATATAGTATTTTTAGAGAGATTATTATAATTTCTATCATTGCTATAGCTTACAAAATTAAAATTATATTTAGAATATAACAGTTTATTAGTTGAACTATCATAAACAGAAAATAAATAAAAGTCTCCTTTTTTTTGCATCCATTGTATTTCAGTTGCCATTATAATAAATAAATATAATTTAATTATACAATTTAATTATATTTACAACTAATAAACTTATATAATTAGTGTATTGGTTCATAATGGCCTCCTGTCCAATATATATTAATTGTTTTTTCAATATTTTGGTTCAATGGAACAAATTCTATGGTTCTATTTTGTTGGTCTCTATAGTTTTTCACATTTATTCGCAAATTCCAAATATTACATGCTGACTGTATTTCAATAGCTCCTCCCCAGGTTGATGTTGACCTCATATTTGTAATATAAGTATTCGCATCTTTACTTTCAAATTGAAGAACATTATGGGTTTCAAGTCCATCAATAATAGGTTTATTATCCTTCAAATAATCACATATGGTTTGCCTAATTTGACAACTGCTTTCATTTATAAAATAACTCAAGCTATTAAATAAACAACTCATATATAAGTGTTAATATAAAAAATTAAAATGTATGTTTTAATTTTATATACAACTAAATTTACTTCCAAGGCTTTTATAATAATATTTATTATATAATATATTTTTATCTAATGCTTTTTCAAGTGTTTTGTCACTCATAGATAACTCACGTATACATTCATATTTACAAGTAAATTCTTTAATTAAATTATTATTTATGTCGTATTGTCCTATTCCATTTTTATACAATTACGAACTACATTTTATATAAAAATGAGTTGAATGTATTTTTGCTTCTTCCAAATATTTACATTCTGTTAATAAATCTCCTTTATTTTTATCTTTAATATATTCCAATTCTTTATCCACGTCATCAAATTTATAAAATAAATCACTTTTAATTGAATTAAAATAATCAATTGTTACTTTGTTAGATAACCATTCTTCTGCTTTTTCAACGGCAAATTTTTCTGTAACCAATTCATTGAATTCAATTGAGTGTGTAAATTTCCCATATCTGCTTATATCAAATGTTATTTTATCAACATATTTTTTGATACTATCTAGCGTTATAAATAATGTATATTTAAATTTATTTAGTGGTTTTTTATTTTCTTCAAATATACTTTCTCCTTCATATTTTTCTTTTATTTTTTCATTCAAAATTATTAACTGTTCTTCTAGGTCATATTCTTCTGGCAAAACCATTTTAACGTTGAGACGTTTTCCATCTATTCTTTTTTCAAATACTAAATGTGGTTTATCTCTTGCTACAATCAATGATAGATATTTTGGTAGTAATGGTGCATTTTTTTCAGGATATATATCATTTTCCAAATCATCAACTACTTTATTAGCTTGCTGTAATTTTTCTTGAATTGATACTTTTTCAGACTTTGATGTAGTCCATGGTTTATCTAATTTTGGATGTTCAACACGAAAAAACTCTCTTTCCTTTGTTTTTTCCTTGTCATAAAATTCACGATTATAATATACATACTTTTTCATCATATCTTGTGTAATTCCTTCAGGCAAATCTTTTGCATTATGTTTTCTTTCTCTCTTTGTTCCTTCTTTAATACCTTTTGAATTTTGTTCTTGTTCTTCTCTTGTTGCTATTCTTAAATTTTCTAATGAATTGTTTAAAGGGTCTTGGTCTATATGGTCTACGCTAATATTTTTAGTTCCTTTACCATTACCATAACATCCGGTTATTACTTGATGAATATAATATACTTTGTGGTCTCCCAATGCATATGTAGTATGTGATTGAATATATCCATTTGAGGTCTTATACCAGGTCATCTTTTTATTGCTATTATTTTTAACTTCAAAATCTATTATTTTTTTATAACTTTCAGAGCACAATTTACATAATGTATTTTGTTCACAATACATTAATAAAAACTCCTTTTCATTTTCTTTAATTTTCCACAAACAATTTTTAATTTTATAAGCTTGTTGACCTAATGTTGAATAATGTCCTTGAATATACTCAATTATATTATATTTATTTACAATTTCATTATATATCTTTGGATAACACACAACATTTTCTCTTCGTAAATCATATTTATTATTATTTTTAAAAGAATATATATTATCAATATGATTGAAATGATACAAATGCTCTAAAATATTTATTTCCTTATTATTTTCTTTATAATATGGATAAAAATGATTAACATCTATTTTAAATGTTTTATTTAAGTCATCTCTAATTTCAATATAATCTTCACTGTCAAGAATAAATTCATATTTTCCATAACTAAGAAAGCAATAATCACAGTTAACACAAAATGATGGCTTATTTCTTAAACATTGATTAAGATTACTACAGGCTTCTAATTGGTTCATATTATAATTATATAATATGAAATCTCTTTAAATCATTTTTATGAATAATATATAAATTAATATATTTCTTTAGTTACTGTAGGCTAATCCCCCCATACCACTCATAATACGCAACACGTTGTAGTTGGTGGCATAGACACGGACCTTAGCAGTCTTGGTGCCTTCAACGGTAGCGTTAGACAAGACCAATTGAAGTGTGGCATTGTCAATACGTGAGAAGTTGCATGTGCCTGAGGGTTGGTGTTCTTCAGGTCTCAAAGCAAAAGAGTACACGTTGATACCTTCATCAGGGCAACGGGTGTGTGCTTGGTAAGGTTGGACCCAAGAGAAGTAAGAACCTTCACGCTCAGAGAAGCGATCTTGGCCGTTAAGTTGGAGCTTAGCGGTGACAACAGGGTTTTGGCCCCAACAATGCATGTCCAAAGAGGTTTCAGACATAACAAAGGTACCAGCATCAGACACACCAGAGTTCTCAAGGTGAGAGCCAGTGGTTTGGAGAAGCTCAACAATATTGCTAGGGGTTCCAGCGGGCAAAAGAACAGCCTCACCACCAAGGTTAGCCTCATTGTAAGGGTTAGAGGGTCCGTGCCAGTATCCAGTGAAACCAGACACACCAAGTTGCTCGGGATTGTAATCCAAAGCACCGGCATCATTGAAAAGACCACGGGCATCAATGAAAGCACGAGAGTCAGCAGCAACAGATGCGGGACCACCAAAAGCATGGATAGCATTAGGAAGAGCATCAATGGCATCAGTGTAGTTGAAGGGTTGAGCACCAAGAACCTTGAACAAGAGAGCATCACAAGTCAAAGAAGAACAGTAGTCAACGTTTTGATCGGGTTGAACAACCCAGATGAGCTCCTTAACGGGGTGGTTAAAGTTCAACTTGATCTTGTTGCTGGAAGAACCAACAGACTCATCACCAGTGAATTGGAGTTGAGTAATCAAGTATTCATGGGGGTTTTGGGCCATTCTGCGGCGCTCATCAGTGTCCAAGAAGACGTAGTCAACATACAAAGAGGCAGCAACCAAAGATTGATTGTAAGCAATAGTGGCAGGAACGGGTTGACCAACGGTATTTTGACCAGAGCGGCCAGAATAAGGATTGGTGTTGCAGTTCAAGGTAGTAACGGCCCACAAGCACTCATCAATAGGGCGGATATCAAGATTGATCTTGACTTCGTGGTATTGAAGGGCAATCAAAGGCAAAGCAAGACCGGGGTTGGTACAGAACCAGAATTGAAGAGGAACGTACAAAGTGGTCTCAGGAAGAGCGTTACGGGGAGCACAAACTTGACGAGGAGCCAAAGAGTCACAAGGGGATTCAACATCAGAGAAAGAAGGATCAGTGATGAAGGTAAGTTGAGTGGTGTTACCAATCATCTTGAAGTAACCACGGTGTTGTTCAGAGGTCATAGTAAGTTGGTTCCAGATGTGCATCCAGTCACCATATTGACGATCAATACGTTGACCACCAATCTCAACTTCAACTTGGGCAATAAGTTGCTCACCGGGGAAATCTAGCCAACGAGCATACACACCGGTGTTTTGGCCGGTAGAATAGTTTCCAAGACCCATAAGTTGGTTGATCTCGGGAAGAGTAACTTGTAAATAAGTACGGTATGCCAAATCTCCGTTTCTGGAGATGACACATTGTACACGGCGACCGAAGTCAGCTTGTCCATTGAAAGTTTGTTCAATAGATTCAATAGCAAAGTTAGTATATCTACGATAAGTAACTTTCCAAAAAGTAATTTGAGGATTACCTGTAAGGTAAACATCTTGCGATGATCCCTATAATTTCTTATAAGGCCAGAGTACACCTTAAGAACTTTCAAGTGTTGCTAGCACTATCATTAAGTCCCGACTACCGTCTACTCGTTGAACGTTCAACTTATTTCTGCATTTTCAGCATTTATGTAATTCAATGCTAATTTTAATTTTTCTTCCATCGTTATTGATTTGCTTAAAAAAGACTTTGATTTAAGCGTTGGATGACTTGAAATTCTATATCCTTCCTTTCCAGAATTATCAGTATAATGTCTTATATATTTTGGTAACTCATTATCTTCTGATCTTTTTCTGATGCGTTTTGGATATATTTTTCCTTTATTTTTACCAATCATACTATCACGTTTTAATATTTGCGTTTCTTCAGTCTGTTGACAAAAATTTCCTCCATTTGTTAAATTATAACCATTAGGACTTAGTGTATTTAATTCTAATATATATTCTTTTTCATATTTATTTAATTCTTCTACTAAACACTCTTTTAACAGTTCTATTTTGAAACTCTCATAACCATATTTTCTAATAGAGTTATTTAACAGTCTACAGTAGTCTTTTGTTTTAGAATCTCTAATATGATCTTTCCATCTACTAATATATCCCCATTTTTTGCCATTTTTTAATTTCTTTACAGCTTGTCCGATATATTTTTTCCCAGATGGACTAGTCAAACAATAAATATCACCTAATTCCATAATTATAGTATAATTTAAACCAATAACTTTAAATTGTTTTCGAAATAAGTAGCTTCGCTGCGGATTATCCAATCTTCAATGTTTTTACTATGCCAAACGGTCTCTCTCCGCTGGTATTATATATGTCATCATATATAAGAAGTAATTGAAGCTCTAAGGAAGTCCCCGCAATTTGGAAGTCTTGCAGAACCCATAATTAATTTGTATCATATTTATTTTAATTCTATGTTTCTAC